ACAGAAGTAACCAATACTTCAGAATCTTCAGAGTAGACGACATCATGGTGTAAGCCAGAGTTAATACTCATTTGTAAAGGGAGCTTCGGCTCCCTTTCTTTTTTGTATATATAGTATAGTACATAACTTTTTATATAAATAGATATATGGCAACATTAACTACAAATAAAAATTTCTTAAGTCCAGTAGGATTTCAATTTAAAGTAGATAGTACTAGGTATCCAAACTTAGAATACTTTGCTGTAGCATGCACTTTACCTGGTGCAAGTATATCTGCAACTGATACACCATATAGAGGAGTTAATTTATCTTTTACTGGTGATAGAATATCTTTTGAAGATTTAGTATTAAGAATAAATATTACTGAGAATATGGAGAACTATATTGAAACATTCGATTGGTTACATAATCTTATTCAAACAAAAACTGCAGAAGATTATAAAGCTGATGCTACTCTTTTGATTCTTTCTTCTCATAATAATGTCACAAAAGAAATTAAATTTAATGGTGTATTCCCAACAAATATCAGTCCTATAGAATTTGATGCACAGGCCGAAAGCGTTGAGTATGTACAAATGGATATTACATTTGCATATACCAACTTTGAATTTGTTTAACTTTTTTCACTCAAGCTATGTACAAATTCACCAAAATATGGTATAATATAATATTATGAACAATTTGCAAGAAATACTAGAAATGTGGAAAAAAGACTCGGTCATAGATGATATGAATCTAGATGAGGCTTCAAGAGAATCCGCAAAATTACATGGTAAATATCTCGAATTACTTTCTGTAAATCGAATAAAACTCAAAAAAGCTGAACTTGACTTTAAGGTGCTACTTAAGGACAAATGGTTGCATCTTAATGGCAAGATGAGTAAAGAAGATATGGACTCTAAAGGATGGGATTATAATCCACTTGGAGGATTAACAGTATTAAAAGGTGATATGGATTATTATTATGATTCAGATCCTGTTATTCAAGAGCATCAAGCTAAAATGCACTATCTTCAAGAGCTTTGTGATACTCTAAAAGAAATATTAGATAATGTTAAATGGAGACATCAAACAATCAAAAATATGATTGAGTGGAGAAAATTCACTAGCGGTATCTAATGGAAACTATTAAAATTCAAAAGAAGAATGAGGTCTTCTTAAACGTCCTTTGTGAACCTAGTATAGAACAAGAGTTATCAGAACACTTTTGTTTCTTTGTTCCTGGATATAAATTTATGCCAGCATATAGAAATCGTATGTGGGATGGAAAGATACGATTATATGATAGTAGAAAGAAAACTTTATATGTTGGATTGCATAAATATTTAACTGAGTTTTGTGCCTTGAGAGATTATAACCTAGAAGAGGTAGAAAGCCCAAATTACGGTACAGTAAATCAACAACTTACACACAGTCCAGAAGCCCTTTTGAGTGAAATTGCACTCTCGGTGAATGGAGAAGGTATTATCCCTAGAGACTACCAACTTGATGCACTCTCGCTCACTCTAGCAAATAAAAGAACTTTATTATTATCACCTACAGCCTCTGGAAAGAGTTTAATCATATATTTAGCTATAAGATATTATTTAAAATACTATGAAGGTAATATATTGGTGATTGTACCAACGACATCTTTAGTTGAACAAATGTATAGTGATTTTGGTGATTATTCAAATACAGATACTTGGAATCACAGCGAAAATTGTCATAGGATATATTCGGGTAGAGAAAAGATTGGTGTAAATCAAAGAGTTATTATTAGTACATGGCAATCAATTTATAAGTTACCTGCAAATTGGTTCTCTAGTTTTGGTATGGTTATAGGTGATGAAGCCCATAATTTTAAAGCTAAATCATTGACTTCTATATTAGAAAAATGCACAAATGCTGAATATCGTATGGGTACAACAGGAACATTAGATGGTAGTCAAACACATCAATTGGTATTGGAAGGATTGTTTGGTCCAGTATATCAAGTGACTACTACAAAAGAACTTATTGATAATAAAGATTTAAGTCAATTGGACATTGATATATTATTATTAAAATATAAAGATGAAATATGTAAAATAGTATCTGGACTAAAATATCAAGAAGAGCTTGATTTTATAGTAAGATATGAGCCTCGAAATAATTTTATATCTAATTTAGCTATTGATCAAAAAGGAAATACACTCATACTCTTTAACTATGTAGAAAAACATGGTAAACCATTACATAGTCTATTACAAGAAAAGATAAATAATAATAGAAAGTTATTTTATGTATCAGGAGAAACCGATGTCGATACAAGAGAGAAAGTCCGTGAGATTACTGAAAAGGAGAAAGACGCCATTATTGTCGCTTCTATTGGGACCTTTTCTACTGGTATTAACATTAGGAATTTACACAATATCATATTTGCTTCACCAAGTAAGTCTCAAATTAGGGTTTTACAAAGCATCGGACGAGGACTAAGAAAGAGCGAAGATGGTAGAGATACGAAAGTGTATGATATAGCAGATGACTTACATTGGAAATCTAATAAGAATTATACACTACAACATGCCGCAGAACGAATTAAAATATATTCAAAAGAAAGATTTAATTATAAGTTATGGGATATAAATATTTAAATGGAAGAATTAAATATAAGACATTTTAAACTTATGAATGGAGATGATATCATTGGACTCGTAGCAGTGAAAAATGATGATAACTTTATAATTGAAAGACCTGTTAGTATACATGCTAATCTATTAGGTGGCTTTCAATTTACTCCTTGGTTTCCATTCTCGGATTCCAAACAATTTAAAATAATGAAGTCTAATATTATTCAACATGTTCCTATAGCTGAAGAAGTTAAAACAAGTTATGTGCAATTTGCATTGAAACTTGATAAAGTCAGTAAACCTGAAACAAGATCAGATCTTGAAATACTTGAAGATTATGAAAATGAACTTGTTAATCAGTATGCTGATGAAGGAGTACCTCTGACTAGTAAGAAGACTATACATTAATTTGTATCCTTCCCTCCTCCGGGGTACTATATTATTATACCATAAAAACGAACAAATGTACACCGTTTTTTTAAAAAAATTTTTATGTACTTTAAGTGAAAACTATGGTATAATATAACATTATGGAGAAATAAGATGAGCCAAAAAAATAAAGCACATTATGTAAATAATAAAGAATTTTCTCAAGCCGTTATGGATTATGCTATTGAAGCACATGCAGCAAGAGAAAAAGGAAAGCCAGTTCCTACTGTTACAGATTATATAGCCAAATGTTTTATACGAATTGCAGAGGGTCTATCACATCGACCAAACTTTGTAAGATACACGTATAGAGAAGAAATGGTTATGGATGCAGTTGAAAATTGTTTAAGAGCAATTGGTAACTATAATATCGAAACAGCAACAAGAACTGGTAAACCTAATGCCTTTAGTTACTTTACACAAATTTGTTATTTTGCATTTATTCGTAGAATTACAAAAGAGAAAAAGCAACAAGACATTAAGTTTAAATTCATTGAAAAAATGGGTATCGAAGATTTTGTACAAATGGGTATGGACAATGATACAGCAAATGAAACTATGGCATATGTCGATACACTAAGACAAAGAATTAGTACAGTAAGACAAAAAGATGCGGCCATTAAAGAATTTGCTAAAAAAGAAAAGGAAGCTGAAAAGCTGGAGTTATTTATGTCATGAAACATTTAAGTGAAAAACAAAGAGTCGGTCATGACCGAAGAAACAAAGCAAGGTTTAGAAAAGAACTTAAGCGTAGAGCAAAAAGAAAAGAACTAGCAATGACTATGGAGAGAATTCGAATCTCAGCAAGAAGATTAGGTAAACTTCAAAGACAAATGTTTGCAGAAAGAATGAGGATGATACGTGAAAATAGCAATACTGAATGATACTCATTGTGGAGTAAGGAATAGTTCAGATATCTTTTTACAGTATCAGGATAGATTCTATTCAGAAGTATTCTTTCCTTATTGTAATGAGCATGGAGTTAAAAATGTCTTACACTTAGGAGATTACTATGAGCACCGTAAGTTTGTTAACTTTAAAGCTCTTAATGCTAATCGTAAACATTTCCTAGAACCTCTTAAAAAGTATGGTATGACAATGGATATTATTCCAGGTAATCATGATGTATATTTTAAGAATACAAATGAACTATGTTCATTAAAAGAGTTATTGGGCTACTTTACATCGAATGTAAATATCTGTATGAAACCAACTGTATTAGACTATGATGGTTGTAAAGTTGCAGTCATACCTTGGATTAATAATTCTAATTATAAAGAATATACTGAATGGGCTCAAAATTGTGGTGCATCTATCTTAGGTGCTCATTTAGAGTTAAAAGGATTTGATATGATGGCAGGAATGCCTAATCCACATGGAATGAATGCAGATGTCTTTTCGAAATTTGAATTAGTATTATCTGGTCATTTCCACACTAAATCACATCAAGGCAATGTACATTACCTAGGTTCTCAAATGGAATTTACTTGGGCCGATGTAGACGATCCTAAATTCTTTCATATTCTTGACACTGAAACAAGAGAAATAGAAGCTGTTCGTAATCCAATTACAATGTTTAAGAAAGTAATATATGATGATAGCAAAACTGACTATGATAAAGTCGATGTATCTCAATATGAGAAAAAGTTTATCAAGTTGATTGTTATAAATAAAAATGATCTTTATATGTTCGATAAGTTTATCGATCGATTACAGAATATAGAGACATATGAACTCAAGATTGCAGAGTCTTTTGAAGAGTATCTGGGAGAAAGCGTAGAAGACGAGAAAATATCCCTTGAAGATACTACTACTCTACTTGATTCTTATGTTGAAGCTGTAGATACTGATTTAGATAAAGAACATCTAAAGGTTGAATTGAGAAAGCTTTATACAGAAGCACAAAACTTAGAAGTAGTATGATACATTTTAAATCATGTGAGTGGAAGAATTTTCTTTCCACCGGAGCTGATCCTATAAAAATTTTATTGGATCGATCACCAACAACATTAATTGTAGGACAAAATGGTGCAGGTAAGTCTACCTTACTTGATGCATTGTCATTTGCTCTTTTTGGTAAACCTCATAGAGATATTAAGAAAGATCAAATGATTAATAGTATCAATAAAAAAGGTACACTTGTAACTGTGGAGTTTACGATAGGCACGGCAGATTTTAAGATTGTTCGTGGTATTAAACCAGCCAAATTTGAAATCTATCAGAATGGGAACCTTATTAATCAAGCTTCTAATGCTAGGGATTATCAAAAATTCTTAGAGCAGAATATACTTAAACTTAATCATAAGTCATTCCATCAGGTAGTTGTATTAGGCTCATCATCTTTTATACCTTTTATGCAACTACCAGTATGGTCTCGAAGAGGAATCATTGAAGATCTATTGGATATCAATATCTTTTCAAAAATGAATATGCTTTTAAAAGAACGCAATTCAAAAATTAAAGATGAGCTTACAGATATTAATCATCATATTGATATCTTTAAAACAAAGATTGATAGCCAATCAAAATATATTAAAGATCTTCAAGAATTAAATGATGATCAAATAGTTCAGAAACAGGCAAGTATTGATACTCATAAAGAAGAGATTAATCGTTTATTTGAAGAAAGTAAAGAGTTAGGCAAAAACCTAGCCGCAACAATTACATCTGAAGAAAAGCATAGTACTGAACTTATTAAAAAGGTATCTCAATTAGATTCATATGATGCACAATTTAATGATAAAATAAAGTCAATGGTGAGTGAATCCAGATTTTATGAAGAAAATAATCATTGTCCAACATGTGATCAAGATATTGAAGAGTCTAAAAAAGAAGAAAAGATTGATTCAATTAAAGCAAAAGCAAAAGAAATTCAAGAAGCAAAGGAAGATCTTCAAAAGAATATTAATGAAATCAAGGCTACTCAACAAGAGGTATCTAATAATTTAAATAAGTTAAGACAAAAACAAAATCGTATTAATAGTAATAATGATGCAATTACATTATTGCAAAAAGAGATTGATAAGATACAAAAAGAAATTAATAACCTTCAAGGACAAAGCGGTGATGTTTCGAAAGCAAAACGTGAACTTAACTCATTAAGAAAGAAAAAAGATAAAGCCACAGAAAAGAAACTTGAGTATGTAGAAGAAAGAACCTATAATGAAGTCATAGGCGAAATGCTTAAAGACACAGGTATTAAAACAAAAGTCATTAAGCAATATTTACCTGTAATGAATAGACTTATAAATCAATACTTACAAATTCTTGACTTCTTTGTATCATTTCACCTGGATGAAAACTTTAATGAAACTATTCGATCAAGACATCGAGATTCATTTAATTATGCCTCATTCTCAGAAGGTGAAAAACAAAGAATTGACTTATCATTACTATTTACTTGGAGACAAATTGCTAAAATGAAGAATAGTGCAGCTTCTAATCTACTCATTCTTGATGAAACATTTGATTCTAGTCTAGATCATGATGGTATAGACAATCTTACTAAAATACTTGAAACACTAGATGATGGGTCCAATGTATTCATCATATCCCATAAAGGTGATATATTAGAAAACAAATTTAGAAGTAAAATCGAATTCTTTAAGGATCGAAACTTTTCAAAGATCAAATAGCCACCCTAGCTCAGTTGGCCAGAGCAGTTGATTTGTAATCTTCAGGTCGCCAGTTCGAATCTGGCGGGTGGCTCCATCTTCTAAGTTGTTGATTTTTAAACGAATTTAGTTGTGTACTTTTGCAAAAAACCGTGGTATAATAGACCTATGTTTATAGAGATTAAAACAACAAAACATCCAGACCTTATTTCTACATATGTAATCAATATCTTAAAGGAGTTAAATGTTGACCGTAGAAAAAGATATGATATAATAATTAAGTTTCCAAAAAGAATGCCCAATGGATATGGTGATTCTTTTGGTGTTTGTGAAGGTGATAAGGCAGATTCAATTATTCATATATCAAATAAACAATCATTTTTTGAACAAATGATCACCCTAGCACATGAATTAGTTCATGCCAAACAATTTTTTGAGGGTAGATATCCATCTGAAAGAGAAGCAATTGCTTCAGAATATCATTTATTTGGTAAATGTTTTCCCTTTCATGCACTTAAAAACGGAAAATAATTGCACTTTTTTCACAAAGGGTATGTACATTTACTAAAAACAGTGGTATAATAGATATATAAGATAAGGAAAATATGGCAACACATAAATCAACACTTGCAAAATTACTCGCAAAAGAAAATATTACTGTGCAATATGGCAACTACCAGACTGCATGGTTTGATATTAAAGATCGTATCCTAGGTCTTCCACAATGGAAAGATATGGGTAAAGATGTAACTGATCTTCTTATTGGTCATGAAGTTGGCCATGCTTTATTTACACCCTTCGAAGGCTGGCATGATAGCCCAGAAAAACTTGAAGGTTGTCCTAGATCATATATCAATGTTATTGAAGATGCAAGGATTGAAAGACATATCAAACAAAACTATGCTGGTTTAGTAGGTCCTATGTCAAGAGGATACAAAAAATTATTTGATGAAGAATTCTTTGGTGATCTTTCAGACATGGATTGGGATCAAGTAAAGCTTATTGACAAAATTAATCTTAAAGCAAAAATTGGTGATCATATTGATGTACCATTTACTAATGAAGAAGAAGTATACTTCAAAAGAGCTATGACAACAGAAACTTTTGAAGAAGTAACTCAACTTTGTAGAGACATTCTTGCTTATACTAAAGAAAATCAAGAAGACTTATTAACTCCACCAGAGGCACCAGCATCTAGTGGCAATGAACAAAATGAAGATCTTAATGATGACCCAACTGCAAATATGGGTCATGATGATATGGAATCAGGAGAAGATGATGGAAATGAACAGACTAGAGCGAACCCTAATAGAGACTCTGAAACTCAAGAAGCAGATGAAGAAAGTAGTGAACAAGATGGAGGAGAATCTACAGGAAGCGAGGACGACGGTCAAGCAACTGGAAAAGATGGAAAAACTCATAAAGATGAAGATGTATCAATAACTGATGAAAACTTTAGAAGAAATGAGCATACACTTTTACAAAGAGATGAACTTGGCGATCAAATTGCAGTAGCAAAT